GAAAGACCACCCTTTAATTTGCATAAGCAAGCCCTCCCATACCGCTCATAATTCTGAAAACGTTGTAAGAGAATGCAAAGATCCAGAGGAGAGAATCAGTTGCAACATTTACAGTAACGAAACGTTTAGCAGAGAGAGCATCAGCGAATGTAAGGAAGAGTTGGGTAGTATCGATACGGGATAAGTTAGCAGTGCCAGATGGTTGGTGTTGTTCTGGGTGAAGACCGAATGAATAGACGTTGACACCATCAGCAGGGGTACGGGTGTGGTGTTGGTATGGTTGGACATAGTTGAAGTAATCACCAGTTTGTTGGTCAAATCTGTCATGGCCATTGAGTTGGATTTTAGCAGTTGCAACTGGGTTGCCATTGCCAGCAAGGTCAAGACCATAGTTAAATGGTTGAGAGATGTTGACATCAGAGTTGGCAGCACGGTTATCAGTTACACCCCAGTCAGCACGTGGGACTGAAACATCAGCAAGACTGAGTTCGGCAAATGTATCAGCAGTAACGTTAGCAGCAACAATGGTATTGGGAACACCGGAAGTTGTTACAGTAAGTTGGACTGTAAGAGCAGTGACTTTAGTAGTGAGTCCAGAAACTGCATATGGGTTAACATATAAATTAGCACCAGCATAGGCACCAGAATCATTGTTAGTTACAACAAAAGTGAAATCAACACCACCATGGTTAACATTGATAATTCCGACTTGACCAGCTGGAACTGATTCATATGAAAGACCAGTTACAACTTGCCAATCACCACCTGGAGCAGAAGCAGATGATTGAACCATACCAAGAGCAAGATTGTTAGCAGCATCTTGGAGAGTTGCACCGGCATCACCATTGTAGTAAGCAAGGAAACGGTCAGTGTTGCTGCTGAGGAAACCGCAACGAACAGCCCAGACTAATTCTTTGCATGGGTGATTGAAGTCAAGTTTGAATTTTTGGTTAGAACCAGTAAGGGATTCTTCACCATTGTGTTGGACTTGTTCAATAAGGTATTCGTGTCCAACTTGAGCCATACGACGGCGTTCTTCTTGGTCAAGATAGATGTAATCAACGAGGATGCTGGTATCAGAGAGATCACCAGTAGCGTTGAGTGGATCACTAGTAAGAGCTTGGACAGTTTCGCCATTGGTTTTTACAACGCAATCAGCGAGTCTGTTGAATTCAATATTGAAGCGAACTTCGTGGTATTGGAGAGCAATAAGTGGAAGAGCGAGACCAGTATTGCGGTTGAACCAGAATTGAAGTGGTACATAAACAGTGTATCCGGGAACTGTAGCAGCGAGAGTTGTGCATGCTGGGACATCGCCAACCATTTTGTTGTAACCACGTTCTTGGTCAACAGTGTGGGTGAGTTCATACCAGAGATCATACCATTGACCCCAGTGTTTATCAACTTGAGAACCACCAACAGTGCATTCAATGTAATTTAAAATAGCATGACCTGGACGACGGCACCATGCTACTTTACCAGAACCAGCGGCATCGAGACCGGGAAGGTCTGTTTTAAGGTACATACGGCCAGCAAGATCACCATTGCGGAGAACTTGGACAGTGTGGCGACCACCGAAACGAGCAGAATCAAGTGGTTGTTCTATGCATTCCATAGAAAAGTTAGTGTGACGACGGTAAACGACTTTGAAGAATGTAATTTGTGGATTACCTGTTAAGTAGACGTCTTGAGCGCCATAAGCGACGAGTTGCATTAAACCTCCTCCCATTTTAATATAACTATGGTTTAGAAAAAATTATATTAAAAAAATTATTTTTATATGATTATTTAAAAAAAGTAATAGATAAAACATATATATTTATTAAAAAAAGTTAATATAGATAATAAAAATAAACAAAAATAAATAAATTTCGTTTTTTCTGTTAAAAAATAATTAAAAAATATTAAAATTTTTATAATAAAATAGAAAGATAATAATTTAATTTAAAGAAGTTAATATACTATGATTTTATATACAAAATGGCTTTTAAACAAAAACCGTGTAAAATTAAATTTACACAAGAATTAAAAACACTTGATGAAATTCACACTGAAACAATAAAAAATTATGAAGATATTAATGATAAAATTAAACATTTAAAAAAACAAATAAAAATATTTCAAAATAAATTATTAAAATATTCTAATAATGATGATGATATTAATAATAATGATATTATAAATGAAATTTATCAAAAAATAAATAATCTAAATAATGAAATAATAAATTTAGAAAATTCAAATGATGAATTAGAATATTTTGCAAGAACCAAAGATATATTAATTCAATATTATGAAAATAAATCAAAAGATTCTGATGAAAAAATACCAGATGAAATAGAATTAAATATAGAATTAAACATTATAGAAAATAATAATACAACAAATAGATTTAATAATATGACAAATAATATGACAAATAATATGACAAATAATATGACAAATAATATGACAAATAATATGACAAATAATATGACAAATAATATGACAAATAATATGACAAATAATATGACATCTGATATGATAAATGATACTTCAACTGATAGAAATAATAGGTTAAATACTGATACCGAATCAAATGTAAAATCTATGAGTGAAAAAGATGATTTATTAGATAGATTTGAGAGATTAACAGAGATAGCTAAAAGAGATGCAAAAATAAAAAATATAAAAAAACGAAAAATAAAAAATACAAATAATACAAATTCAATTTTAAATCTATTAGCACGCGATAATTCGGGTAATACGTCTGAATCAATACAACATATAATACATGAAAAAGGTACATTAAAAGATCAATATTTGTGTTTAACTGATTCTGCATATGTTTCTAGTAAATTAAAACCTATATCAATAAGATTATGTAAAAAATGTAATAGTGAAACAATTTTAATGCAATCTGAAGGATATTTTATATGTCCAAATTGTTCAGAAGCAGAATATGTTATTATTGAAAGTGAAATACCATCTCACAAAGATACATTAAATGAAAAACCAAAATATCCATATAATCCTATAAATCATTTAATAGAGAAATTAAATCAATATCAAGCAAAACAAACAACTGTAATAAAACCAAAAATATATGAAATTATAAAATTAGAATTAAAAAAACGTTTAATTGAAATTGATGATGTTACACCAGAATTAATACAAGATATTCTTAAAAAATATAGAAAAAATATGTATTATGAACATAATTATTTAATATTTAGTCATATAACAAATACTCCTCCTCCATCAATATCACGCGATGAAGAAGATGATATAAAAAGAATGTATAAAATGACAGAAAAACCTTTTAAATTATTTAAACCAGATTGGCGTGATAATAATTTAAACTATTCCTATATGTTAAATAAATTATTTTTAATTAAAGCAGAACTTGACAATAATCCAAAAATGGCAATTAATGCACGATATTTTAAATTATTAAAATCACGTGACAAATTAAAAATGCAAGATATTATTTGGAAAGCTATTTGCAAATATAATAATTGGCCTTTTCATTCATCATTTTAAAAATATTATATAATTTACTAAAATATTATATAATTTACTAAAATATTATATAATTTACTAAAATATTATATAATTTACTAAAATATTATATAATTTACTAAACATATTTAAGGAATATTTATTTATTATAAATTATAATGTCTGTTGAAACACATGCTGAAGCCAAAACTATTAATATTGGTAATTATGATGATGATATGAAAAAATATACGAAGATAGATAATCTTGATGAAGATAATGTTGTAGATTCTGCAAGATATTTTCTTGTATCATTTATATCTCCAGAAGGAGTAATGAATTGCAAAATGCGTGGTTTAAAAATCCGCACATATAAAAATCGTGTTACATTTAGCACTCTTGAGGAAGCTAAAGCTGCAGCAGATGAGATTAATCAAAAAGATAAATATTTTAATGTATTTGTTGGGGAAACTGGTAAATGGATGGGATGGGATCCTGCACCAGATGATAGAAATTTTGTAGAAGAAGAAAAATGGGCTGATAAAGACCAAGACCTTTTAATGCAAAAGATGAAAGAAAAGGAACTTAAACAGAAACAAGATTTAGATGAATTAAATGCTCTTGTTGGTAAAAAGAAAGATATTATTGATAAAGAAGGAAAAGCACATAAGAAACGTGTAGCAAAAGCTCTAAAAGAAAGTGCTACAAATAATCAATCTAACGAGCCTGAATTAATGACAGAAAAAGAAGCAATCGATGAGGTTGATGCCGAAGAAAAACAAAAAAACCATAAACCTCAACGAAATCCATTAATGATTAAGGAACGTCTACGTAAAAAACTTCAAGAAAAGAAACAAAAAGAGGAAGAAAGCAAAATAAGTACACAATCTGTACAACAAGCACTCGGTTTAGAAGTTAAAGAAACAGTTGAAACAAAAAATCAATTAGATTCAAATATTAAAAAACTTACCGAACTGCTTGAGAAATCTAAACAATAAAATTAGATTAAAAATCTAATATAATATTATTATGATATCAAAATATATTATAATAAGTGTATTATTATTGATAACTGGATTTATATTATTATATATTGATCAATATCAAAGATTATCACGTAGATGTAAACCAACTGAAAAAATAGTATATAGATATATTCCAAAAACACCATATGAAGAAATGAATGAAGAGATATTTCCATCAGACATATTTAAAACAATGTTTACACAACCAAGTCCATGGATTAATGAAGTAAATGATTTAGATGCACGACAAAGCAAATTGGTCAATAAATATTTTATATCTCAAATTTAGATTTGAGATATAAGATATTTCTTCAAGGGGATTTTTCTGATTAAAAATCCGTCAATAAATATAAGATATTTCTTCAAGGGGATTTTTCTGATTAAAAATCCGTCAATAAATATAAGATATTTCTTCAAGGGGAT